GTAGCACAACAAAAAGATTTGGTGAGTTATTTCTTTTAGGTCAAACAATTGATTTAGGTGGTGCTATTATTGACTCAGACGGAACAGGTCAAGTATCTGTATCTGCTACAGGTGTTACTTTGCCTGCTGGTTCAAAAGCAGGTGATAACAAACTAGCAGTCTCCGTAACAGGATCAGGTGGTATTGAACAGTCTGCTCAAATCATTAACTTTTTTTCAGCAGCTGGTGGTTTAAGTTCAGCAAATGCTCAGTTTAACTTTAATGCTACGGTTGATGAAAAGTTTGTATTTACAGGTACAAAGTCATTTACACTATCAAATGGTAGTGCTTTATCTGATAGTAATATTACATTATTTCAATTTTAATAAATAAGAGTAGAGAGAATTATGGCAAATAAAACACCAATACGAGCAGTATTTAACGATAGTAACGTTGCTACAGGTTTAGCAGAGTTTCAATCAGGCGATACTGTTGGTCTAACACACGGTGGTTTAGGTGCCTCGTTATCAATTGGATCAGCAGGACAGGTTTTAAAAGTAAACTCTGGTGCCTCTGCTTTAGAGTTTGGTTTTGTTGAGGCCGTTGTTAACATAGATAACGCTACAAATTTAGAAAGTGTTACATTAGCCACAGGTGATAAGTTTTTAATATCAGACGGTGGCACAGAGGGTAGAGCAACTTTAGCTCAAGTAGATACATTATTTTCTGCTACTTCAAAAACACTTTCAAATAAAACAATAAGTGGTTCATCAAACACATTATCAAATATTGGTAATTCATCACTTTCAAACTCAGCAGTTACCGTAGGTTCTACGGCAATTAGTTTAGGTGCTAGTTCTACAACTTTAGCAGGTTTAACAAGTGTTACTTCAGGCACGGTAAATATTGCTGATAGACATATTAAAACAACTGATAGTACAAATTTAGTTTTAAACGAGGCAATAGATATTTCTAGTGCTGGTGCTATCACAGCAGGCTCAATAAATTTATCAGGTAACGCTGTAATCTCTGGTAATTTAACGGTGTCTGGATCAACAACAAGTGTTGATACAACCAACTCTACAATAAGTGATAAACTAATAGAATTAGCAACAGGCACATCTGGTACACCATCAGGCGATTCAGGTATTATTATTGAAAGAGGTAGTTCAAATAATGCTTTTATAGGTTTTGATGAAAGCGCTGATAAGTTTATAGTTGGTACAGGTACATTTACAGGATCAACAACTGGCGATTTAACAATATCTACTGGAACACTAGTAGCAAATTTACAAGGTAATGTTACAGGAAATGCCGACACAGCAACAACATTAGCTAACGCTAGAACAATAGCAGGTCAATCATTTGACGGATCAGCTGCTATTACAATAGCTTCGACAGATTTATCAAATACATCTGCTATAGCATTGTTAACTTCTAGTCAAACATTAACAAATAAAACAATTTCAGGATCAAATAATACTTTATCTAATATAGGAAACTCATCTTTATCAAACTCTACCGTAACAATCGCTGACGATAGTTCAACTGCCGTTAGTGTACCGTTAGGTAGTGGTTTTACAATTTTAGGTGGCTCAGGTATAACAACTTCTTTAAATGGAAGTGAAATGACAATTGCTACAGACGGAGCTGTTGTAACTGAAACATCTACTGATACACTTACAAATAAAACAATTAGTGGATCAAACAATACTTTATCTAACATAGCAAATTCATCACTTACTAATTCAAGTGTTAACTTTGGTGGTATAACCGTTGCTTTAGGAGCGAGTGATACTACTCCTGCTTTTGATTTAACAGACGCTACTAACTATCCTACAAGTTCATTATCAGGCACTATAACAAATGCTCAATTAGCAGGAAGTATTGCTTTTAGTAAAATGGTAAACTTGACAAATGCTAGAGCTCTTGTATCAGACGGAAGTGGTGATGTATCTGTGAGTGATGTTACGGCAACAGAAATAGGTCATTTAGATGGCGTTTCCTCAGCTATTCAAACTCAATTAGACAATAAAGCTGCTAAATCTTTTGCTATTGCTCAGGCCGTAGCCCTTGGATAAATTATTATAAATATACCTGAAAACTAAAGGGATTTAATAATGGCAACACCAGCAAGTAGAGCTAACTTAAAAGAATACGCTTTAAGAGCACTCGGAAAACCAGTTATAGAAATAAATGTTGATGACGACCAGTTAGAAGATAGACTGGACGAAGCATTACAATATTACTCTCAATATCACTATGATGGTATTAGACGAACATATTTAAAATATCAATATACTCAAGCTGATAAAGATAGAATTACTGCTGATACTTCAGGTGAGACTGCTACTAAAAATAGCGTATCTACTACTTTTACAGAGGGTAATAATTTTATTGTTGTTCCAGAATCAGTTGTATCTGTAATTAATTTATTTCCGTTTTCTAATAAAGGTAATCTAAACTTATTTGATGTAAGATACCAATTAAGATTAAATGACTTGTATGATTTTTCATCTACAAGTATTATAAATTATGACATTGTATTGAGGCATTTAGATTTTTTAGATCACGTATTAGTTGGTGAAAAACCATTAAGATTTAATCAACACGATAATAGATTGTATATTGATATGGATTGGTCAAACGATTTAGCTGTTGGTGAATACATAGTTATAGAGTGTTATAGAAAATTAGACCCAGCGACTCATACAGATGTCTTTAATGATATATTTTTAAAAAGATATGTGACTGCTTTATTTAAAAAACAATGGGGTGCTAACTTATCTAAATTTAATGGCGTAACAATGTTAGGTGGTGTTCAACTTAATGGCCAACAAATCTATTCAGAAGCTTTAAGTGATTTAGAAAAACTTGAAGCTGAAATGAGAACAACTTACGAATTAAATCCAGCAATAATGATAGGATAATACCTTATGCCAGTAAATCATTATTTTCAAGGTGGCAAAGGTATTGGGTCAGAGGCTGAAAAAAGACTTTACGAAAATTTAATTATTGAGGGTCTTAAAATTTACGGCCAAGACGTTTACTATTTACCACGAACACTTGTCAATAGAGACCTAATATTAGGTGAAGATGTAGCAAGCAAATTTAATGCTGCTTATCTGGCCGAAATGTATATGGAAACTACCGAGGGTTTTGCTGGTCAACAAGAAATCATAAACAAATTTGGATTAGAGATAAGAGAAGACACTACTTTTATGGTGTCTAAAAGAAGATGGTTAGATTTAGTTGATGACCCTGCTACTTTAATTGTATCAGGCAGACCAAACGAAGGCGATATAATTTATATGCCTTTGATGAATAGTTTTTTTGAAATACAATTTGTTGAAGACCAAGAGCCATTTTTCCAATTAGGTCAATTACCAGTTTATAAATTAAGATGTACTAGATTTGAATATTCAAGTGAGAGACTTGATACAGGCGTTTCAGAAATTGACGCTGCTGAAGATAAGTATTCATTAGATCAACTTGCTCATCAAATGAGTTTAGAAAATGAAGATGGTGCTTTATTACTTGAAAATGATGGTGCTGATAGTTCATCTAATTATCTATTAATGGAAACTTATAATATACAATCACAATCGCCTTATGCTGATAACAATGATTTAGATACAGCTGCTGGCTTTGATACATCATCAACAGCAGACGACATATTAGATTTTACTGAACGTAACCCATTTGGAGAGGTTGACTTTTAATGTTTGGAAATTATTTTTATAACGAAAGTATGCGAAGAATGACCATAGGTTTTGGTCAAATTTTTAACAACATACAGATAAAAAGAAAAAATGACACAGGAAAAGTTATACAAACTATTCGTGTGCCTTTAGCATATGGCCCTAAAGAAAAATTTTTAGTTAGATTAGATCAACAATCAAGTTTAAATAACAGAGAGTTTGCCATAACACTACCTCGTATGGGTTTTGAAATATCAAATATCGCATATGACCCTACTAGAAAACTAACTAGAATACAAAAATTTAAACAAGTAAAATCTAACAAAGATGGTAAAGTTTTAGATTTTAATTATACACCAGTCCCTTATAATATATCATATAACTTGTTCTCTTTTACAGCAAGTGCTGAGGCTGGTTTACAAATTATAGAACAAATATTGCCTTTCTTTCAACCAGACTTTACAGTAACTATTAATGCCATACCAGATTTAAATATTAAGAGAGATATACCAATTATTTTAAATAGTGTTAATTATGAAGACACATACTCTGGTGATTTTCAAACCAGAAGAGCTGTAATTTACACATTAAATTTTACTGCTAAAACATATCTATTTGGACCGTCAACATCACAAAAAGTTATTAAGACCGTTCAAACTGATAATTACTCTGATACAGATAGAGTAAATAAAGCAAGGGAAAGTCGTATTATTATTGTGCCTAGTCCTACAACGGCCGACGCTGATGATGACTTTGGATTTACAACAACCATTGACTTTTTTGAAGATAGTAAAAAGTATAATGT